TTACGTTCAATACACATATCCTTCAATTGAATTGGATATAAGTTTTGATTCAATACAAAGTTTTGATCTTGGATAGTTAATGGTTGAACAACACAATCAACTTTATCGATAGTCAATAGTGTTGCCGCAGGATTCAATGTAATTACTGAGCCTGTACCCCAACCTGTTTGTGACCAGTATAAGAACTCAGCAACCATTTGATTCCATGTTACTTCAAGACCATTTTGAATGTCTTGGAATATCATACCTCTATCTTGTAGCCATGCTCCATAACTAGTTAAGAATTGTGCAAGTTCTTGTGTACTGTAAAACGATGTACCATAAGGAACAATTGTTTCTTTTGTTGAATAGTTTTTTGCTACCTTAACTTTTGCTGACTGAATGTCAATTGCATAAGTTTGACCATCATAAACTGGGTTCAATACAGTAAAGTATGCAAATTGTTGTGCGTTACCAAATACTGTGTAGTAACCATCATTTTGTTGTACAACAACAGAACTATAAGGGATTCTATCAAATGGTTGGTTATCATATAAAAGAATATTATAACTCTCATTTGGAATCAACAATGATGAACTTGTTGTGTTTGGACTTGCTTTTTCAACATAGAATGCCAATTGATTTTGATCGCTGAAGCCAGCCAATCTGTAAACCAATCTTACATCTAAGTTGTTGAATAACGTTGTTAGATTTGTTGTAGCATCGATACCTTGTTGTTTTTCAAAGTCAACAATCCAGTTCAAGTAACTGGTTACGGCTGTGCCACTACCATATACAGGAATTTCATTAGGCACTAAGTGACTTCTATCATTAACTAGGTACTGATTAAACTCTGCATTGTATTTGTAATTGTCAACCCATACACCCAAGTTAAAGAATTCAGCAGGTTTCATCAATGCTTGAAGTCTCATGAAATCAAACGGCCATGTGCTACTTCTTCTGTAACTTAATTCAGTTGGGCCATCATCACCAACAACCCAATCTTTTTGGAATGTGTTAGGATTATAGTTACCAACAATTGATACAAAAGGACTTACTAAGTTACCTGCGCTATCAACTGGTAGTATGTTTAGTAAGCCAGGACGTGCTAGTTCAGGAACTGTTACAGGTACACCATCTTCCCAACGAACGCCGTTTGCAATGTCGTTCCATAACACTAAGTTATCACTTGTATATGGGGCAGGACCATAACGTTCTGTCCACCAACTTGGTTGATTTGGATAGTACAACATTTCCCAAGGTGTTTCATTTGGAGTTGTTGTATCATAGAAATATTGATATACACCTCTCCAGTAACCCTGCTGAATTGGAGTACTGTCTAACTTGTTACCTGAGTTGGTATAGTTATAACTAAATGGATCGTTTGTGTTATAGTATTGTGTTTTGTAATTTAAACGATTTTGACCAATCCAATTTAAGAAATTAGTACTGTACATTTCTAACCATTCTTGATTAGAATATTGCTGTGTACCCTGTCTGAAATAACCAGGAATCAAATCATATGCTTGAATTGGAATTGTGTTACTTAACTTCAAGTTATTGTAAACACGTGTTTCAAATTCTAATAATGCTTGGTCACGATAGTCTTGTAATACACCGTTTATATACTCACCGTATAACTTAGTAAATGAACCATCGTGTCCTTTAATAAAATATGTAGGTGTATAGTAGTCGCTATCTAAGACAACTTCAGGAACAAATGCGGGATATAATCCTAACTTAGTTGGAGTATTTGGAGCATAACTTCCATAAGTTTGATTATATTCATTAATTGTAATTGTGTCTCCTGCATTCAACTCAATAGTAACTTCAAGTGAAGGTGCAGTTGTACTTACTGTATAATCTTGACCCTTAATTAACTGTTCAGTAACAGTTTGATAATCGTTAATCTTTGTTGTGCGATATACCAATACACCATTATAATTTGCTGTTTCAAAATTATAAACTTGTGACAATGGGTAGATTGATGTGTCTAGTGCATTGTTAAATGTATAGATATTACTTCTATAAGGCGCTTGTGAAGGAATCATGTCTGACCAGAAGAATGATTGGTTAGGACTCTTAGATTGAGTAATTTGCGCTAGTGCAATATCTAAAATTTGCGCAGGGTTATATGTTTGTGTAAAGTTTGTGTTGCTAACTGTACTTACAATTAATTGTTTATAGTTAACATATTCACGGCTGTTATACAATAACGCATTGAATAAATTGTGATCAGGTACACGTAGTAGTGCTCCGGGCAATACTAGACTTGCGCTATTTTGAATAATAGCAGTACCATATGGAACAATATCTCCTAAGTCTCTATAGTTGTTAGGGCCAAATACTTGACCTGTTGTATTAGGATTATTGTAAAAAATACTTTGATATTGATTGCGAATATCACCAACGTTAGCAACAGTAATATTTGTGTTCAATGGATTATTACTCAAATTGATAGGAATTTGATAATATCCAGTTGTACTTACCTGATTACTTAACAATAGAATTTGAACTAGTGTTGCAGTTGAAGGTTGTTGTGGAAGTACAATAGTAGTAGAATTTGTTCCTACTGTGTATGTATATGAGGTTGGAGATTGGTATACGTTGTCAATATAAACTTGTACCACTGGCCAAACAGCATCAGTTGCCGCTGTTCCAGTTAATGCCGCAATATCACACGTGTATGTTGTTGTAGCAGGGCTATATGGAATTTCAAAATATTGATATTGTACACTAGGTGCTACAGCAGTTTGCCAACCCAATTGTCTGAACAATGTTCTGTCCACTGTGTAGTTGTAAACGTAACCTGTGTTAATATTTTCAGTTATAGGTGTGGCGCCGTTCACATAATTAAATGTGTCTGAGTTAAGTGTTACGTCAAACTGAATATCGCCTTGGTTATCAATAGAACTGTACGATATAGGGAAACCCAAAACAGTATCGATTGAGCCTATACCTACACCATACTGAAATAGTGTAGTACCTGTAAATGTTGTACTATGATAAACTGATGGGTCGCCAAAACTTACACCATTGCTATCAAACATATCAAAGTAAGGTGCTTGATTTACATTGGTTTTTTCTTGTGCTAAATCCCAACTTGTGCCAGTATAATAATAACTTTCACCCTGATGATAGTAACCACGCAACACAGCAACTTGTTCATTTGTTAAGCATGGGCTATCTTCAGCAGGAGTCATTGTGATAACTGGTGTTGAGCCAGTTGTTAGAGTAGACAAGTTGACAACAAAAATTGTGTTGCTTACTGTTGGGTCTGCTGAGAAAATAACTCTAGCACCTGAGAACAATGCATAATTGTTTACAGTTGTGTCGCTAGCAACAATACTTGCTACAGTAGTTGTATTAAATGTAGTTGCATTTTGCCATGATACATTTAATGTGTATACTCCATTATTCAATGCAATTGATTGAATTTGTGAGTTTCTAGGCAACAAGTTTGTAGAATCAGTAATATATTGGTACTGTTGTAGTGTTCCTGTTACTGCACTTGCGTTAATTGTAATTGTAGTTGATGTTGCATTTGTAACCCCGGCAACGGTTGCTGTATATGTACTATATACTTGGATATCAGGATAGTAGTTTTGTTGATCTGCAACTTGTGTTAATGCATCTGTTGTTCTTGTGTCAAAAAAGTCAACTGCTTGTTTACCAATAATACCTGAATTAAACAATTGTAGGTTAGGGTAAAACTCAATAATTGGACGTTGTGCTTTTGCTGTAGCAGACGCATAAATTGTAAGAATCGTAGGATCATTGTTGTAAGATGCAGTTGCATTAATTACATCAATGTGGAACCAACGATTACTACGTGACCATGCGTTTTTGTTAATACTATTTCTAGCAATAGTAATGTAATCAGGTAATACAGGAACAAAGTCTGTTAAGTCCCAGTTACCAATATCATAATTAGTAGAATCATATGGATTATAAACTGCCTCAGTAAATCCTTCAGGGCAGATCAATGAGTTAACTGGGATCAACTCAATAGCAGTACCCACGCCTTCTACGTAGTATTCACCTGACAAATAACTTGTTGGGATAACGTCACCGTCAAAACTTACTTTTAATCCATTTGTAAACACAACACCATTTGTGCTAGTAAATGTTTTTTGTCCTAAAATGTCAGTTGTAACGTTTATTGTGTTTGAAAGATTGCTTTCAATTAATTTAATAACACCAACGCTGTCAGCGTTTGTACCATCTTGATAGTATAATGTGTTTAGGGGCGCACTAATATAAGGTACTTCTGCAATTGTACCCACTGTGTTGCGATAGAAGGGTAAATTATTATACTGTACACCAAATGCTGGCGTAATAGTTTGATTAGTAGGAATAACTCCACTTGGAATCAATCTAATAACTGGGTTAGCAGGATCACCAACATATTCAACTGTATAGAAGTTGTTTGCAACAGTGGTATAATAACCCTCTTCTAACAAACCTTGATTTGTATTAGCAGTCATTAAACCTGTTGCGTTGGTCAATGTTAAAATAGAACCCCCTAATGTAGCAGAAATAGTGAAGCCTGTTGTTCCCACTAAACCATTAATAAAATATACGCTACCCGCAGTTACTCCACCGAATGTAGGATTGTTAAATGTAATAGTGTCATTTACATTTAATGATGCGTTTGTTCCACTTGCTAATGTAAAGACATTAGCCGCTGTTTGGTTAACTGAAATTGTAAGAGGTTGAACTAATGTGTTATCATTAGTGTCATATGAAGTTTCAGAATAATATGTTTGTACATACCCAGTTTCGTTAGGAATTCCTGTGTTATAAAACATAATCTGTAGACCTTGCAATGATGTGACACCATCAATTGCACCTATTGTTGACAATAGTTGTCCGTTGATTTGGCTAAATGGTGTAGTACATACTAAATCAAGATTTACACCACTAGCAGGAAATTGATATTCGTTTTGTGCGTCTGCGGCAGGAACTGTAAATGTTACATAACCTTGAGTTGCACCGTTGTTTTCTACTCCATATACATTACGTGTATATAAGTTAGTTTGCGTAGGACTGTAGCCAGTTACACCTGGTTGACCTTGAATCCAAAATTGAGTATCTTGATCAACTAAGAATGTGTAAGTGCCACCGCGCAACAATGTTAGTGTTGGATTAATTTCACCTGTTTCAGCTGAAGCAATACGAATATTATAACCATTGTCTAATGACGTTACAACATATTGCTCTGTAGAATAAACAGTTTGTGATGCTACTGTTACTGAAGGTGGACCAAAAGGTAACCAATAGTATTGATTAAAGTTAATGATCTTATCTAGATTGGTAAAACTATCCCATGAGTAGAACTGACTATTAAACAAACGATTGTTATTGTTAGTAACACCGTTTTGTAGATTTAATGCGTCAAGGATACCTGGGTATGTAATAAAATCTTTTGCAGTATTTTCATTTGTCTTTTTAATTACAACGCCTGGATCTAGTTGATATTCTCTTCTAGTTTTTGTAGGTTCTGTAACATAGTAATCGTTTGGGTTAACACCGTAACCAAACTTACTTCCAATGTAACCTTGAATACGTTGTAAGTTGGGAGGATTTACTAATTGGTCAAGTGTAGCAGATAAAAATTGTTGGTTGCTAGTAGTCTGAAAAATTTCTGGTAAGAAATTAAGTGTTCTAACTCTATTTGTATTTGCCATTTTATAAGTATCCTACCTGAAGTTGTGCAGGGGTATTTGCTGGTATCACTACCACTGTATCAGGTACAGCCGCATTTACGAAAATTTCATAAGGTAAACATTTGATTTCATATAATGTTCCAAACGGCTGACTTGGATCATTTGGTACCAATACAGCAGAACTAATTAAATCGCCGCATTCATTATGAAGATATGATGCCAATTCACTAAAGTAGAATGTGTCACCAAAATTCCAATTGTTAATATCAAAATAATTATTCATAGCAGTTAAAACAGCACTTCTAATTTCACTATCACTTGCATTAGTGGTTGAATTTGCAACAACTTTAATAGTTGCTTGCAACGCACTATTTGCCTTAGGTCCAAACAAAGGTTTGAACACTACACTATTTAATATCAATGCATCACTCAACATTTTATAATCGTCTAGTTTTCCATATTCTTGTGTTAAATCATTTATGGTTGGCATTGAAGGATATGGTACTGTGTTAGTAATATCAGTTACCCATTGTGTGTAAGCAGTATAATATGATTGAGTTACAACATACAAATCAATGATGTTAGTTGTCACTGGATCAATTCTAGTTGTGTTGTTACTGTTGTGACGATATTGGAATGCAAGACCTTGACGACCTGCTTTCCAAGTATAATCTGATTGCAATACCATTGTATATGATGGTGTTATTACATTTGGTTCTTGAACAGAAACATAGAAATTACCTGTACCACCTTGTGCATTGGTTTCGCTATAAGCAAAGAATAACTGACCAACAGGATATTGATATTTGTTTACTTCAATCTGTGTGATTGTAGGATATGTATAGCAAACACTACTTGTAGGAATAATATAATTTTGTTGTAAGTTTAATGGATCGGTTACGATTTGAAAGAACACATATACACCAATGTTTGTTCCACCGTTTACATAACCTGTGACTTCACTAAAGAAGTCAGGGCTTAATACTAATTGATTGTTATCCACACTGGTTGCCGCAACTTCAACTTGGAAGTCATCTACATAACCATCGCTTTGTACAGTTTGACCAAGAATATTAACTACAACATCATTGCCTAAAGGCTGACTTGAATCTGGTTGTGAGTTAACTTGTAAAATGTTAATAAAATCTTGTAACACTTTACCTGAGTATGGATCAAACACAACTTGGTTAGGGTTAAATGCAAAACGTGTACTTGCAACACTACCAAAATAATATGTTAATGCTTGATATGTAATACTGTAAATGTTGTTACCCATGCTTTGGAATTGAACAAAACTGTTTGGGTAATCATATGCTTCAATAAACCAACGTTGTTGATTGATAGCAATTGAATTATCAAATACTAAACTAAAATTCTGTTGTAGTTCCATAAGAACCACACACTCTTGAATAACAGTTGTTGGCACCGCATTGCTGAATGCTGGAATAACTTGTGTTAATGTAACGCCATCAGGAACATACCCACTAAGTGTTACGGGACCAGTGCCGTTACTAAAGTTACCAGTACCACTGTTACTACCGTCACCAATAACGTTAGTAATTGTTGACCAAATCGTAGTAGTTGTACCTGCACCACCAATACCAGCATGTAGTCTATTGTTGCTGTCAAAGTAATATCCATTAGGAGCAGTAAATTGTAATACTGCACCTGGTGACAAATACTTCAAATTACTTGAAGCATAGATGCCAATTGGTTGTGGAATTTGTAATGCACCACTAATTTCATAAAAATAACCTGATTCTGTGCTTGCATTAACTTGTGCTGTACTCCAGTATACTGGTGCGCCAGTTACTGTAGATGAATTAATTGCATATCGAGGATAGTTTTGAATATAGTATTGAGTTGCTCTGTTTGCTGCCAATACTGCTGATAGTGCGCCAGTAAAGAAATTGATAATATCACTGGTACTATTAATTGTAAGTGTATAAAAACCAGGGGTAGTGTCTTGATATAAAGCACCGTCATCCCCAAAACAATTAATGCTTGAGAATTTACCTGTTGGATCAAGCAAATCTAAACTTTTTGAAGCACCAATGCTACTGCGATTAATAGCCTTACTTTTAATGATTGAACTATACAGTGAGTACGGGAAGTCATTATAGTCTTGACCATTGACCATACGATTTTGTGTATAGTAGCGTGTTGGGGCACGTTGTTTAATACTTGCAAGTGTTTCTCTTGCTTGCGCTGTACTTACTGTTTGTGTTAATGTCAAGCCAAATGTAATTGTTTGGGCGCGACCTGTTTGGTCAAGATATGTGAATGAAACGCTGATTCCGTTCATTTCGCTAGGTTGAATTACATATGTTAATGCGTTACCTGAACGAACATATGCTCTAAAGTTTCCTACTGGGATAGCAGAGAACACACCATCACCAAAGATGTATGTAACAGTATCATTGAAACCTGAAGTTACAGAAAAAATATCTTTGTTAGAGAATTCTGTTTGCAGTTGTGCATTTGCATATACGTTGTCTACTTGAACCCAAGGAGTTCTAGTTCCATCGCTATTTAATTGATATAACCAAGTATCACTATTGTTGACACCTTGAATATTACCAATTGCAATATTTTGATTAGAAATTTGCTGTTGTAATGTGAAATCGTAGTTTTGTAAACTGCCCTGTACAAAATAGAAAAAGAATCCTGTGTTAGGGCTACCAAAACCTAATTGGTCGTTGCGATATAGTATATTGAACTTACCACTTGGTGCAGGGGGAACTTCATATACATAGTCTTCCCCAACACTACTTGCGCTGACTAATTCAAAATTCATATTTTGATTGTCAACAGTTGCGTTAAATGGAACTACTGGTAGTGATGTAGCAGGAATTTGAATTGCATACTCACTTGTTGTAATACCTAAAATGTCTTGAGAGTTACCTGGTTTACCAATTCGCTGTGAAGTGATCAATGCGGCATTGATGATTGTATTGAATTGTTCTAGCCAGTTTGGATTAGCAGGGTCATTCCATAGAATTTGTAGATTACTTAAGTTTAATCCATTGATGTCTTGGATATTTTGTGTAGTTGATACGCTAGTTACCTTGATAAATCCTTGTCCAGCAATGTTACGTTTTGGAGTATAACTAACTAAATTGGCAAGTTTGATAACGCTATCTCTACGTTCTGCGGTATCAATAAAGTTTTCACGGCTGTTTAAGTCATTTCTAAATGCAAGACCTTGGCCCATAAAAGCCATAACGTCAAGCAAGGCAATAAATTCGCTTGATTCTGTGTAATCGTTGAATGTTTCTGGGTAATATAGTTGGAGATAATCAATGAAACTCTTACGAAGGGTTTCATAATCGTAACTTTGAAAATTAGCCGCAGAATAGGTTTGGTATAATGATTGCCAATCATTAAGTCCAAATAATGCCGCTTGTCGTGAACTTGTTGCCATAGATACTCTCTTTTGATATATTTATCATTATCAAAAACTCGGTTTTTGATTAAACTACTGCGGCCGCACTAGTCGTTTGATTAAAAAATATACTCAATAGTGCTGGGTTATTGAAGGGGGCAACAGCCATTTCTATTTCAACTAATATACCATTTTCTTGGGGGAAAGCATTAACAGCATTTAAAATTATTCTAGGATCCTGTGAGGCAACTCGTTTAATTTCATTTTGAAGTTGAGTTTGAACATCAAATGTATTAGGATCAAACAAGAAACTCCAAACTGTAGTACCATAATTAGGTTGGCCTACTTTTTCTCCTTGACGTATATTAAGAGCATTAATCAAGTCTCTTACGACTAAATCTGAATTTAATAATCTAAATTTTTTACCCGGATTAATTGGTTGTTGTAATCCTAAACCCCCGTCCAAACTGCGGGCAGCCAACCCAGATACATTATTAGTTGTCTGGGGTAAACAAGCGTTGATAGTACTAAATCCAATATATTGTGCCATACAGTATTTATTTCCTTATTTTAGCCGCCCGGGCCAATAATACCTGAGATAGAATTGTTAATTTCTTGGGTATTTGATGCTACAGACCCTTGTAATGATTGTAATGCAGTTGCATTTTGACCAGTTACGGTACCTAAAGCAGTTCCAGCAGTAGATTTTAGACTACTCAATGATTCAGGATTGTTGACTAATGATGTCAATGAACTTGTTCCACTTGAGCCAGTTAAGTTGCTAAGAGAACTAACGCTAGGTAGACTTGAAGTTAATGACCCTGTTAAACCACTAGCACTAGATGCTCCTGATGCAATTAATCCATTGATAGTTGTTTCGTTGGCACTTGAATTTGTAGAAGATGCAGTTTGTGATGCATCTGCTATAGAGGGAATGTCAACGTTTGTATCTGCATTATATTGATTCAACAACGCTATGTATCCAGGATCACTTAGTGCGGCTAACCATGCTTGTCTTGCGCTTTCAATTCCAGGATCACCCTCGGGCAATGTTGCCAATGCGTTTTCGTAGGCTGTGTTTGCCGCATCAATTACATCTTGATATTGATTGAGTTGATCTTCAATATCAATTGCTTGTTGTTGTGCATTGTCTAATGCTTGAATATCATTTACAGCCTCAGTAGATATTTCACCTGTTAAATCAGGTGGGGGAATGCTAGGATCACCCAATACTGAGGTGATTTGATCGCTTATTGATGATCTATCTGTAGTGTTAAATCCAAATGTAGGCAACTGAATTGCCCCTGCTGTGCCTGAACTTAATGCTGAAATAGATGATTGTAATGATGCCGCATCGCCTACGCTTAGACCAGTACTTGCTAGACTTGACAGTGAGCCTAAACCACCTGGAATACTTGGCATTGGTAACCCGTTCATCGCCGCAGTTTGTGCAGAACCAATAAGTCCTGACAATTGACCTGCACCCGGAATAGAGTTAACAGCATTTGATGCGTTGTTTACTACAGCGCCTGCAATTCCTATTCCACCGGGCAGATTACTCATACCACTAGCAAGGGCAGATGATGCACTTGCTCCGGCGCCTGAATTAATAATTGACGCAGATGCCGATAGTTGTGCCAATCCACCAGTTGCTAATGATGCGCCGGCGCCGCCCAATGCTGTGACACCATTTACACCTTTTTGTGCAACTGATAAGATACTAGCAGGGTTAGATGGATTAATTCCTGTTGTTTTGCTAATCAATCCTGTAATTCCACCAATAGCACCAATTGAAGCAGATGATGAATTTAATGGATTTGGAATAGAACCCAATGAACTTGATACTTGAGTTGCAAGTCCAGACACACCTGGTACGCTATTATTAATAGCACCTGAGATATTAGTAACTGATCCTAATGATCCTGTTGCAATAGATGTTGCTGAAGTTAAACCTGATACTGAGTTTAATGCTCCACTTACCAAACTACCCACAGAACCACCAACAATACTGCTGACTCCTAATGCACTTGCCCCATTGATTAAACCTGATCCATAGACTGCACTGCCCGCAATTCCACCTGCAACACCACCGGCAACTCCTGCTAATAAGCTACCAGCAGTGCCTTGTCCTGAAACTAATGCACTTGATACTGCTGAGGCTGCGGCAATCTGTGTTAGATTTTGTGGTATACCAGCCTGCATTGGCTTAAATTGTTTCTTAATTGCATTAAATGCTGAACCAGAAACACCTTGTGTTAGATTTAGTAATCCTGTTAATGATGGAACTGCTGCCATAGCATTTAATCCACTGGCAATGCCTCCTAGTCCACCACCTGCCAGTGTTGCGACACCTGCGGCTGCGGCGCCTGAACCAATAGCACCTAATGCTGATTGAGAAGTACCAATTGTAGTTATTGCTCCGCCGGCTGATCCCAAAGCACTTGATACCAATCCAGTTGCTCCGGCTGCTAATGATCCTAACGCTTTAGAACCTGTCAATGCTGTTGTTACTGAACCTACTGCTCCGGTTAATGCTCTAGTAGATATTCCACCACCTGATATACTTTGTACTGCACCAACTGTTTGATGCAATCCAACTGTTGTAGCCGCATTTACTAGACCTGCAACTTGTGTTGGTGATTCTCTTCCTGTAATAACTCCGGTTAGTGTTAAGCCCGTTTGTGCCTGTTGCATATTAGTTACAACACTAGTTGCTTGTGCACCAACACTTGATGTTAATTGTTGTAAATTTTTTGCGCCCGATGCACCTGCAAACAATGCTGAAGGCATTGCTTGACTAATATTGGCTCCTGATTGTACAAGACCATTAATAAGAGTATCTGAACCTGGTTTTAAAATACCGCTTGATGCTAGTTGACTTGGTGACTGTGCAAAAGCACCAACTGCGGCTACATTGCCTGCCGCAGTTGAAATTACGGCTGCACCTTGCTGTGTTGCTGCCGCTAATGGGCCTTGAGCCGCAGCCTGTGCTTGTGCGCCCAATACTGCGTTTGTAGTTCCTTGATCCATTGAATCAGATACAGCAGGAACGTTTGGTGCGCTTGCCGCTGTTGCTACGCTCACTGGTGTTGGGTTAGTTGACGCACCTGCGTCATTTGCGCTTGCAACTGCTGGACTTGGGGTAGGCGGTAAGTTTGCATTTGCATCTAAGTTTGTTTGTACGTTAACACCTTGACCTGCGTTAGCCCATGGTGCGTGTGCAGGGGCACGTGAAGTAATTGATAATAACTTACCTGGGGCCGCACTAAACCCCGTTGATTGATCATATAGTGTATCAGTTTGTGCAAGAACGGGAATTGTTGCAACTTGTTCTGGTTGTGTACTTGCTGAACCTGAATTTAAATTTACTTTACTACCATTAATATATGCCGCACCACCTGCTGCCAATGATCCATCGCCACCTGATGCTAATGCAACTGCGGCGCCTGCTTTGGCAGTAAAATTATTAATTGCTGACATTTGGATATCAGTAGATGCACCTAAAGCAATCTTTTGATCTGTATTGACATTAAAGTTTGTTGCTTTAAAGTTCATGTCTTTGACAGCATGAAGATTAATGTTATTGTCTGCGTGTAAGTTTAAGTCACCCTGTGTTCTAATATTAACTGAGTTAGTAGAGTACATATCAATTGTACCTTCTTTACCCAACTCAATATAACTTTGTCCATTACTGTGTAGTATCATTAATGTTTGACCATCGTCACTCATTAATATCTGATGACCCAATGCTGTTCTAATTCTGATAAGTTGGTCACGTCCAATAACGTCACCGTCGTCCATAACAAAACTGTGACCACCTCTACGTGCAACTACTTTTAATTTTTGTGCTTGTTCTTCAGTAAGATTACTTGCTACACTGGTATCATTATAACCACCTGAATAGATTGGTCTACCCGGCGTGCTTACACCCCAACCCACACGACTTGCAGCCTCACGTTGTGCGCTACTTGAAATAGGCCCACGAATAGGATCACGAATAACACCCTGTTGATTCATAATACTTGCAGTATAACTATGAACTGGTTTAGGTGCTGTGATAAAGTCTGGACTATTTGTTACTTTATCGTTGTTAGTGTTAATATTAGTTACAGGAAGTCTTACTGCACCACCATAACTTTGTGCTTCACCTTCGTTAGGAATAATGTTATCAGTTGCACCAATAGCAGGAACCATTTGTAGTGCATCTGCATCGGGAACACATCCAATATAGAATCCATAGTTAGGGTCACCATTGATAAAGATACAAATTACTGTTGTACCAATATCGGGAGGAGCGTGCCATTCACCATATGAACTTGGGTTGTTTTTATAATCTCCGTATCCATCACTGCCTGCTTGTGGTATTACTTTACCAAAGAAGGTAGTCATGTAGTTTACACTAACCCAAGTATTAGAGTTGTCTGAATCTGGGCCGCCCTTGTCACCAATATAAACTTTAAGTTTACCTGAACGTGTTGGGTCTACGTTATCTTTAACGATTGCTAGTACAGGTACATTGCGAGGATTCGCACCGCCTGCATCTGGTTTAGTTGCTTTTGTCGAACCTTTGGCTCTGATTATGTCTTCTGCCATATTATGGTCCTCCTGGTCCTAAGTTAGGCGGGGCATTGCCTCCGTCATCGTCTGCTACTACTCCTGGGCCTGGTACTGTAGTTACGCTACCATCACTTCTTCTTATTGTTGCTCCGCCACCGGTTACTGTTGTACCACCTGTAACTGTAGTAGTTGTTGTGTTTGTATCAGTTGTTATCACATTAGGATCACGTGAGTTACTACCTGTAGTTGATGACTGTGTTGTAGGTTGATCTGGTGCTTGAACATTACTTGTAAGCAATGTTGCAGGGGCCGCTTGATTAGATGGATTGTCTTGTACCAATCCAGTAGATGATGTAGTACTTCCACCTGCACCAGGATTGGGGCCTGCGGCTCCTTGTCCTTGACTTGGTGTTTGTGGTGTTGCTGGATTTTCTCTTCCTGATTCGTTTTGTGGTGTTGCCGCATCAGGGAATTGATTTAATGTTAGATGCAAATGCTGTTTAAATGCACCGTTACTAAACGAACTGTCAATCGTAATTACTTGATAACTAAGTCCTTGAACAATTTGAGCGATATTGGGTGGATAAGGCCAAAATTGAATTGACTCATTGATGTTCAATATGCCTGCACCCATTGAAGAAATAGTACCGTTAGAGTTTTGCACTTGTCCTTCATTCCAAGTATAGTCTACTGCTTCCTTAAAATCAATTTCAATAAAAACTTGTCCACCATTGGCATTAATAGTAAAGCCATCTTGTCCATAGAATTTACTATATACACCATTAAGAGTTTCATTACTACTAGTTACTAGGTAATCAGGATCACCTAATATTTCTAAATCGGCTTCTACTACAGAACTAGAATCATACAAACTGTTTAAGTAGTTATTTTGTGCTTCAAAACCTGGACCCAATTTACCTAATGTAGATTGTCCTGTTCTTTTATCTGCTGTTTTTGCACCGCCCTGTGGAGCCGCCCCTGCATTACCAGAACCTGTAGTACCGCTACTTGGATTAGTTCCGCCGTTGGTACTTTGTGTATTAGTATCGGCATTGGCATCTTGAACTGCTTGATAGTACAAGCAATTAAAAGTTTGAGAATAACTCAAAATTTCTGAATTTTGTCCAGTATACCAATACTTGTATCTTTTTACAGGGCCATAATATGGTACTGCTGGATTTGCGTACACGCTGTTAGTAATTGGAGTTTGATATTCAGTAATAATGTATGAGATATCAAATGACCAGTCATTGATTACACTATCCCAACTAATACCATTGATAGAAGGTTGACAGTTGAACCAAGAGATAGGATCTTTTGATGTACCATCAATTTGATCAGGCGTGTCTTTCTTTGGATCACTTTCAATGTTTGTGGTATATAAAAGTTTTAATGCATCTGTTAAGTATGAACTTGATTTAACAACGTCTTCAACTGCTTGTGGAATAGGCGTATCAGCATTCCATGTCAATGTTCTAGCATTAGTTTTTGGAATTGCTTTAACTTCTGTTGCGGCATTAGATTCTGTTGTTGACTTTGCTCCACTACCAGGCCATTTATATTTGTCTTGGTCAGCAGGGTTTACTAGTTTAGCACGTGCAATGCGTGAGGTTGCTGAACCATCACCAATTTCATCTTCTTCAGTTCCATATGGCGTATATAAGAATGAGTAACTATTTGCTACACCTATCTTTTTTGCATCTAGCAATTGTTTTTGATTGTCATTTAAAATTTTAGCAAGTTGATTTAATGCATCACCTACTGTGCCTGATGTTACACTAGTGTCGTGATTGATCATACCTCTTTTAACACTTGCACCTGCTAAGATTGTAGTTTCAGCCGCAGTAATATCATATATAACTGCTTTACCATCTATCTTAAATGTCATTGCTGTAAAATTGATATCATAGTATTTTGTAAACAAACCACCTGATTCACCTGATGCACCAGCATTTGGATCTAAAATACCATTACCAAACTGCTCGTTGCCTGTTAATATGTTGCCAAATTGATCATAACCAAAAAATCTTATACCAATGATAAAAAATTGTTTAGTAGGATCGTCAGAAGGATTTTGTCCTGATGTGTTTGATGTTTTAGCAATTTGTTGTGCGGCATATTTTAAATTTTTAACAAATGAAAAGCCATATGGTTCAATAACTTGAAATGTCATTTCAGTAACGTTGACATTTGTTCCGCTGTCTTTTGTAGACATTGCATTGGTAATTTTTAAATTATCAATACCATAATCAAATTTAAATCCAGGTGCACGTTGTACTTGTGATGTGTTGTTAATACCACCGTTTTGAGCAACTAAGTAAATACCTGGAAAATTAATGTTTTGTCTTCCTGAATTTGCGAATAACATATATGCTTCAGGTGTTACCATATACAAACTTAATTGATATGTGTAACTTGCATATTCACCTAAAGGATTTTGTAATCTTCTACCTGGCAAATCATCATTTGGATTGTAACCTTGCCCATTGACCAATGCTGTGCCACTTGCAGTATTATTGTTACTAGGCGCTGATCCATTGGTAGGATCAGTTGATTCATCTCCACTGTCATCGTCTCCTGAAGAATCACCTAAATCATTCTCATCATCTGTTTGACTTTCGTTTGAATTTGGATCAGCCGGCGGTTGATTTGGAGGCGGTGCTGCCGCTGCCGCTGTAGCCTGTGCCTTTACACTATCCGCAGTATCAGTTAGTGCTCCTGCATAGTTTAAGGGCGGGACTCCTCCCCCAGTAACCGGATCCTTTAGTTGTCCACTTAGTGCAAATAGTACTGTATTATTAACAACACCTGATGGACTTTGAACAGTAGTAGCAGTTTGACCGTCAGGTGTTGTTACAGAATACGTGGTTGTGTTGGTGTCAGTATTCAGTGTTGTAGAAACCGTATAGCCACCAGAATTGGTTTTTGTATTGGTATACTGTGCCACTTTAGATTCCTAAAACAGTTTGAAGTGTTGACAATTTTGGCACGTATATTCCTAAACCTTGTACAAAATTAAAATAAGGATCTTCTCCCAATCGATTGGGATTTCTTTCTGCGAATACCCACCATAACTTACTATCGCCATACAAGTCGTAGGCTAATAGATCAGGTCTATATTCATATACTGCTGTAATAATAAAATAAACATCTTGTGGATATTTAGGAATTGGTCTATAGTTTATTACATCTAAAAATTTATTGTTTACAACATTTGTTGTATTATATGGACTTGTCTTTGGATATAGTATTTGATTTGACATTACCAAAATCCTCCTACGCCGTTTTGTTGCGCTCTTGTTAAGTTTCCGGTAGCATATTCAGCCAAACTAAAATTATTAGATACTTGATTTCTGCTAACAAGAGGTACGCAACTGATTGATAATTGTATTTTTGTTGGTACATATGTTGGGGCTTTTGGTGCCCCTGCTACTTGGAACCCAGGTGGGGGTCTAGTACCACCTGGTTGTATTTGAGTACCTAATCTACCGTTTTGACTAGTGCCTTGTGAAGGTACACTTATTTGCTGACCCGCAATTGCACTTGTTGTATATGCTTGAATATAGTCTACGTCAGCAGGTAAACTATAAGTAAAGCCTGTGATTGCTAATGGTTGTCCGTCAAATTGAAATGCACCAAAGCCATATAAGAATGCTACTGGGGGTGGTGTGCCTGGCTTAGGATATTCATCCTGACCATAAAACATTTTAGTCATTGATCTAAAGAAGTGAATTACAGCCATTAAGTAATTTGCTTCATAAGTATCTTGTGCAGTAAATTCACCTGTAATAGTAACCTGTTCTACTGAACTGCCTGTATATTGATATACTTTATAGTTACTATGAATAATATTTGCTACGTCATAACTTGCCTGATATGCAACACTAATACTTGGAGTATAAGGAAAAATTACACCATCTGTGGCTGCAAGTGGGGCAAGTATTCCTGGATTAGGTGCATTATACAAATACTTACTACCTGGCGCAAGTGCTATTGCTACTCTCCAGTCTGCAAGTTTTCCAGATGCGTTTGCCGCATCTTGTGCTGTTGCTGATTCTTGTGCTTTTGAGGTTGCACCTTGTAACCCAATAGAACTACCTTGTGAACTTGGGGCATTACTATTTTGTACTGTAGCAGTTGTTCCTGCTTGAGCATCTTGTGCGTCTTGTTGTTGTTGAACTGCTGGATCAGTATTTGGGTCTACAGTTTCCGGTGCGCTTGCTCCTGTAGCAGGAGTTTGTGTATCCAAATTGTCTTGTGCTGTGATAGCCGCATCTTCAAGTGCCGACGGATTATTGGCTTGACAAGCAAGAGCGGCAATGTCGGCAGAGTCTGTTGGGCTATATACTTGTCCTGTTGCGGTATCTGTAATTGATGATCCGTCTGGTGCAATTTCTAAATCACTAAAAGTTCCACTTTGTGATAGATAAAATTGAAAGCCACTAGGGAAAGAAATTGAAACATCTGGATTTGTTGGGTCAGATGTTTGTTGAACAATAACAGTAAGTCCGCAAGTCGTAGTTGATGCACCTGTTGATCCCTCAGGAACTGTTTCGGCTGTTGGGCTAATAGTTGCGGTTGGACTTGAGTTTTCTATAGTCGGTTGAGTAGCAGTAGAAGTTGTGTTAGGGGATGCTACTGCTAAATTTTCTTCTGCATATTTTTGAATTTGAAATAGATTAGGTACAATATCTTGTCCGTTTTCAAGATCATTTGGGTCAGTAGATGTTAATACTGTATTCCCTTTATAAGTCAACCTAAAAGTTTCAGGGGGAGGTATTGTTTGCAAGCCAGAACCAACGTCAACTAATTCATCTCCCGTGTAGGGTCCTGCACTACTGCCGTTGGCTAAATTAATAGTATACTGAATACCGTTTGAACCGGTTGTGGCTGTTACATTTACTCCACCACCAATGTCTGCTTGTATAGTTGATGCCATATTTTCCCTACTTAAAAATCAGATAAATAACACGTTGCTTGTATTTATCGCTCAAAAATGTCCTAAAATTTACCCTTTATTGTTGCTTTTGCGCAACAACGGGTGTACTATTACGTTATAACAACTATAAGGAAAACTATGTCTATAACACCAAAAAAGCCTGTCAATTATCTTAATAATAAAGATATTCTAAAAGAAATTCACGAAAGCAAGAACTCATATTGCTACTTTACTAAGAAGGAATATCATAGATACGATATAATCATTGATAAGCCCGATGAAAGTTTAGAAAATAGTCTTGCATTAATATTTAAACCTGAAAACATTCAACAAGCAAAAGAAACTAGGGCCGCAAGACTTTCTATTGAATTAGGGGAAAAGATCGACCCAGCAACTATTCTTGATACAGATTTAGTATTTCGTGTAATGACTTGGGATCATATTCCCGTAGCCCAAAAACAACCCCGCAAAACTGTTAAAAAGAAAACTGCAAAAGATATTTTGGTATTTGATGATGAAGAAGGCGAATCAGATATTTTTGCCGATTTAGAAGACACAACTACCAAAGGCGAAGTTGATGACATGGTTCATGTCAAGGTTAACTTTCCCCCATTCCAACACTATATGATTGAAGAAGATGCCCCTAAGTGTGTTGGCAAAAGTCACTGGGTCAATGGAATCAAGAATGGTCATTTCTCTAAGGACCATGGCCAAATCACAAACAAACTAGCACGTATGTACATTATGTTGTGTGAAAAGTATGCTATGAAGTTTAACTGGCGTGGCTACACATACAATGATGAAATGCGCAATAGTGCAATTCTACAATTAACTTACGTTGGATTGCGTTTTAATGAAGCAAAGTCAGCCAATCCATTCGCATATTACACGGCTGCTATTACAAATAGTTTCTGTCGTGTACTCAATACCGAAAAACGTAACCAAAACATTCGTGATGACATTCTAGAAATGAATGGGCTTAACCCAAGTTATAGCCGTCAAATGTCTGGCATGAAAATGCAGATGGAAGATTAAGGTAACCTAAACAGTTGAATTACACAAAGTTAGGCAGTATACTATTGCTATGACAAATTTATTTAAAAAAGCGGCAGTATTTACGGATATTCACTTTGGATTAAAGAGCAATAGTCTACAACACAATCAGGATTGTACTGAGTTTGTAGACTGGTTTATATCCAAAGCCAAAGAAGAAGGGTGTGAAACTTGTTTTTTCTTGGGTGATTACAATCACCACAGGGCAAGTATTAACATGCATACCCTTCAGTTTGGTCTAAGGGCGTTGGAAAAACTCAACGATAACTTTGATCAGGTATATTTTATCCCAGGCAATCACGATTTATACTATCGTGACCGTCGTGACATTCACAGCGTTGAATGGGCTAAACACTTACCCAACGTAACAATTGTCAACGACTGGTTTAATGAGGGCGACTGTGTTATTGCTCCTTGGTTAGTTGGTGAAGACTATAAACGACTTCCCAAACTAAGTGGCAAGTATTTGTTTAGTCACTTAGAACTGCCGCACTTTTTTATGAATGCCATGATTGAAATGCCTGATCATGGTGAACTTAATGCAGACCATGTACAGGGCTTTGACCGTGTATTCAGTGGGCATTTTCATAAACGTCAAGCACGTAAAAACATTTGGTATATTGGTAACGCATTCCCACATAACTATGCTGACGCAGGCGATGATGCACGTGGTATGATGGTACTTGAATGGGGCGAAGACCCAGTGTTTCATAGTTGGCCCAATCAACCATTGTTTCGTGTCTATAAACTAAGCGAAGTACTAGATAACCCTGAGGGCTTGCTTTTGCCTCGTTCAAGTGTTAGAGTACATCTTGACTTAGAAATTAGTTATGAAGAAGCCAATTTCTTACGTGAAAAATTTATACCTGAACATAATTTGAGGGAAATGGCATTGATACCAATTAAGATGGATCAAGTTACGCAAGACTTAGCGCCCGGTGACTTAAAGTTTGAAAGTGTTGATCAAATTATTGTTGACCAAATCACTAATATTGAAAGTGATTTCTTTGATAAGAAGTTGTTATTGGAAATTTACAACAACCTATGAGTATAGCACCGCGTGAATATAGGGATTTAGAATCTCTTATAAAAATTAACAAACATTTGGGTATTGCATTAAATGAAATAACAAAAGTGCATCCTTATATTGGTAGTTTAAGAGAACAGAGAACACTTATTAGCGCCAAATTAAAAATAGAAGGAATAATTGAAAGAACATTAAAGGCTGAAAATTTAGCCAAAAAAGATTTTTTCAGAACACTAAAACGATGATTATACTAAAAAATATTACATTACGCAATTTTTTATCAATTGGTGCAGTAACGCAAGCCGTTAACTTTGATAGTAAGGAACTAACACTTATTCTAGGTGAAAACTTAGACTTAGGTGGTGATGGCGCACGTAACGGTACAGGTAAGACAACTCTTATTCAAGGGTTGAGTTATGTGTTGTTTGGAACTCCAATCAATAACATTCGTAAAGATAATTTAATTAATCGTACCAATGGTAAGGGTATGATGGTTACATTAGAATTTAGTGCCAATGGTATTGAATATAAGATTGAACGTGGTCGTAAGCCAAACGTTCTTAAATTCTATGTGAATAGTGACTTGCAACAAACGCAAGATGATGCCCAAGGTGAAAACAAAGAAACGCAAATTCAAATTGAAAATGCAATTGGTATGACTTTGGATATGTTCAAGCAGATTATTGCATTGAACACATACAGCGAACCTTTTCTTTCATTGAAAGCAAACGATCAAAAGAATGTTATTGAGCAATTACTTGGTATTACATTACTAAGCGAAAAGGCTGAAATCATCAAGGATAAAATCAGACAAAACAAAGATGCTATCCAACAAGAAGAATTCAATATCAAGGCTATTGAAGAAGCCAACAAGCGTGTACAAGAACAAATTGAAAGCACAAAGCGTAGACAAAAACTTTGGCAGAATAAGCACGATGAAGATTTAACTAAGTTGGCATTAGCATATGATGACTTGACTAAGATTGATATTGTTGCTGAATTACAAGCACACAAAGATTTGGCTGTATACAATGAAAAAAGTAAACGCATTGATGAGTTAAAGAAACTTATGGTTCGTAGTGAAAGCGATGAATCCAAAGAAACTAAAATTATTCTTAAACTTAAAAAAGAAATTGATGATTTAAAAAATCACACGTGTTATGCCTGTGGACAAGAGTTCCATGACGCAAAACATGAAAGTGTGTTGGCTGATAAGGAAAAAACACTACAAGAAGCCGGAATGAATGCAATTGCAGCCAATACCCAATATTTAGAAAATAGTGAAATTTTAAATTCACTAGGTGAATTGGGTCGGGCGCCCAAGACACATTATGATACTGAGGCTGAGGCAATCAAGCATAGCAGTCAGATTGCAAACATTCTCAATCAAATTGAAAATAAAAGCAATGAAACTGATCCATATGGTGAACAAATTATTGAAATGGAGAATCAAGCACTACAAACAGTTAGTTTTGATACTATCAATAAACTAACCAACTATGGTGATCACTTGAAGTTCTTGCTTGATATGTTGTCTAACAAAGATAGTTTTGTTCGTAAAAAGATTATTGATCAAAATTTAAGTTACTTGAACGCACGTTTGACACATTATCTTGACAAAATTGGTTTACCACATACCGTTGTGTTTAAAAACGATTTAAATGTTGAGATTACTGAGTTTGGTCGTGAGTTAGACTTTGACAATCTAAGTCGAGGTGAACGTAACAGATTGATTCTTGGTTTATCATTTGCATTCCGTGATGTGTGGGAAAACTTATACTTCCCAATCAACACACTATTCATTGACGAATTGATTGATAGTGGTCTTGATACCAGCGGTGTTGAAAATGCTATGGCTATCTTGAAGGACATGTCACGTAGGCGCAACAAGAGCATTTGGTTAGTCAGTCACCGAGAAGAACTAGCAGGTCGTGTTCCTAGCGTACTAAAAGTTGTTAAGGAAAACGGCTTCACTAGTTACAGTACAGCGACCGACATAGAATAAAAATTATACCACAGCATAGCAAGGCGATAAATTATAGTATGACATCCCCACAAAAAGCAAAAGGTTCTTCATTTGAGAGAGAAGTTGCCGTATTCTTATCAAAGACATACGGCGAGAGTTTCATCAGGGCTCCAGGCTCTGGTGCATACATTGGTGGGAAAAACCAATCACGTACTGAAATCTTACATGAAGGACAAATTCGCAGTTTCAAGGGGGATATCGTACCCGGGCAGAGTTTCCCGAAATTTAATGCCGAATGTAAAAGTTATGCTGACTTTCCTTTCCATCAAGTACTAGCAGGTTCGTGTAAACAACTTGATAGTTGGTTGGAACAACTTATGTCTGTAGAGGATCCGGGCGATCTAAACATACTTTTTATGAAATTCAATCGTAAGGGTAAGTTTGTCGCAGTTCAGACTAAGTATACATGGATCACCGACAATTTTATATATTATACATCTCCATTAGGGGATTGGATACTAATAGAATTTAATCACTTTTTCAATCTTAACAAAGACCTTCTTAAAACCTATTCCGGCACCCCAACTCAAATAACTCCCATCACCGACACCAAGTCTGCTAACATTTTAAGTATTGCAGTTTAATTTTCTCACACAATTTGTTTGGTCGGGGACCTCGACCCTCCTTGAGGAAGCGTGAAATATCGCCAACGGATCTGGAGCAAGCGCAGACAATTTATTGTCTGTGGAATACCGATAGGGCTCTCGTTAGGTTAAGCGAACCCTAGATGAGTTTGTACTTACTTTGTCTTGATAGTACAAAACATGCGTTGCCGAAGACATGTGACAACATGTGCTTCACTACAGTCCCGTTAAACTTTATAGGGCAACCGGTAGCAATTAACAGCATAACAGGCTAGTTAGTTGGGGAATAGACAACATGGATGATAGGGCATGGCAATGTACCTTTTGTTTTGGTAGTGCTGAATAGCACTACCATGGCTTCAAAGCGGCAATATAGACCTAAAGAAAATAATTTAAAAAAACTATACCGAATGAGCGTAGCGAATGAGGTATAAGTTGTCCGTAAGGACAACTCTTAATAAGAACTTGTATGATTAGAAGAATGGCAGTCCGGACTTCTTAGTTGTTTCTAAGTTCTTATCTATTAATTCGTTGAGGTTCTTGCGTTCTTGTTCGCTAAGGTTTAGTGCGTCTTCATAGGATAGACCACCGCGCATATACCATGCCATGGACATTGCGTTCTTTTTAATGCCCACAACATCTTCTTCATATTGGTCTATCAGCTTCTTGATACCCTCGGGGCTAGTGTATAGAAGCCTTAACCGAAAAAATCAGAAGCGTTTAATGTGAATTCTTGCTTGTATTCGTGATTACACTTGATACATCTGATATCAATTGGCTTCATTTGTGTAGCCATTTTTAGTTCTGCGTTGTAATCTCGTACTTGAATATAGATGTTTCTATCACAATTTTGTAAGAAATCTAAAATAAACTCAGGTTCTTCAACTCTAGTACCTGGAGTCTGTACATAGGTAATTGCTTTGCTCAATAGTTGCATAGTCAATTCAGTAATCTTTTTCAATGCTTGATTACTTGCGGCTTCTTTATCCGGGCCATCTGGCATAGAATTAATGCCTTGGAACATCTTTTGAATTTCAAATTGTGAAAGTGCAGCCTCGTTCATTTCTTTGTATGTCAAAGGACGGAACTTGAAAGAAAGATCGCTGATTTTAAGTTCTTTAGTATAATCACCAGCAACTAATGTGCTAAGTAAACCTACAAGATTTACCCCATAAGTGCTTTCTTCTTGGCAACTTGGGCATGTAGATTCAATTGATAAACCATCACCACCGGCTGCGGCTTTAATACCAATAAGCAATGCATCTAAGTCATTGCTACTAATACGCCATGGGTCTTTAATGTTAGGAACACAACTCTTCATTAATTCTGCAACTGCTACACCATTAAACAATGCGTCAGGGGTTCTGGCAGTGATTTCGTCAATCGCTGTCATTGGGTAGATGGGCAATTCTCCATTTTCAGGCATATCAATAACGTCTGGAGTATAGTCTTTGCCACCGCTAGGTAACTTAAGATATACTGCAGGTCTTCTGAAATACTGCTTGAGTGGGTTTTGGTTCATTGGTTGTTCCTCATAAATTTATGGATTTTATTTAATACTAAATACATGTGTATTTAGTGGGCAAAAACCTGGATATATAAAAACTTGGAACTATAATGGCTGACTCAATTGACCCAGAAATTTTAAGACAGATTAACGAAAATCTAGCCGCAATGTCTGAAATGATAGGCAGAACCAACTCCACTATGGGGGATTTTGCCAAAAACATAAACAGCATGGGTGGGGCAGCCAAACAGTATACTGACGCAACTAATTCACATACTACTGCTCAAAAAAATGCGACACCAGTAGCAAAAGCATTGGCAGATGCAGAAAAAGAAGCACAACAAGAAATAGATGATTTTAACAAAAGCCTTAAAGCAGCCGGCGGCAGTGCGGTTATGGCTTTGGGATCGTTTGGTGATGCGTTACTAAGTGGTCAAAAAGGGTTTGCAAAATATAATAGTGCTATTGGTTCGGTAGGCGATGCGGCATTAGAACTTGGTAAAAACTTTGGTATTGCAGGAACAGCAGCCGGCGCACTAGCCAAAGCCTTTACAATGGTCACACAGGCTGTTACAAAACAGTTAGATGATCAAATAGGTTTTAGAGATAGTTTATCAAAATCAGGCGCGGCTTTAGGTCAAAGTGTAGACAAACTTGCAGGTTTAGGAAGAGCCGCAGGTTATTCTTCTGCTGACTTAGAAAAATTAGTTAAACCATTACAAACAGTAGGTAAAAATCTAGTTGCTTTAGGTGGCACGGCAGGCGAAGGTGCATCAAAATTCTTAGAAGTAGCCAATGCCGGTAGTGACGTAAGAAAAGAATTTAGAAATTTGGGTATGTCCTATGAGGAACTTACTCAAAATCAAGCAGACTATCTAGCACAACAACAACTATCAGTTATTGCACTAAAAAGCGAAACTATTGGTCGTGAAACATTAAAGAATGCATCATTAGAATACACAGAAAACTTAGTAAAACTAAGTGCATTAACTGGTAAAAATGCTGACCAATTAAAACAAGAACAGTTAGTTAATCAACAAAAATTTGAAGAAGTATTAAAAGAACGTCAAGAAAATGTAAAGATTGCTAAACTTAGAAAAGAAGGCAGAGATAAAGAAGCTGATGATGTTCTAGCACAACAACAGGCTAGAAAAGCGTTAATTAATCGTGTTACTGCTGAACAAGGCGAAGCCGCAGGTGCGGCCGTTGGTCAAGCAGCCAGAACAGGCACAATTAATAAGGAAACTGCAAAGTACTTTACGCAAACAGGCATGAATGCCAAAGATTTGCAAAATCAAATACAAGGCACAAGAGCAACATATGATGCTCAAGGTAAACTTGATTTAGTAAATGCTGAACGCCAAGGTGAAGCCTATGGTAAGGCTGCTTCTAATAAAATTGGAGAAGCAACAGACAAGCAGGCAACTGCATTAGGTGACACGATAGGTATTGCAGGTGAAGGTGCCGCAAAAAATCTATTAATTGGAAACAAAGAAGGTTTACAATCAGGGCAAGCACAAGCAGGAATGACTGCGGAAGAACGTGATGCCCAACGTGCAAAAATAGACCGAGACACTGAACTTGCTAAACAAGGTAAAGACGCACAAGGCAGAGAAGATGCTAAATCACAAGCCGCGGCTAATTTACAAGAAAGAGAAATTAAAGCACGAATTGCTACTGATGATTTAATCAACAAAGCAAGCCAGCACTTGACATTATTGACTGTTGCTATGGGAGCATTAACTGTTGCTGTAGTAGGTTTAACCGCAGTAATGGCTAAAAACCAACTAACTTCATTGTTAGAAGGTAAAGGATTATTTGGTAAAAGCGGTGGAGTATTAGACAAGATTACTAAACCTTTAGGTGGTCAAGGTGGTAATATATTAAAGACTGCTGAAGGTCTTGAAGGTGCCGCAGGCGCAGCCGAAGGGGCAACAGGTGTTGCAGGTGCGGCTGAAGGTGCGGCAGGCGTTGCAGGTGCGGCTGAAGGTGCGGCAGGCGTTGCAGGAGCAGCCGAAGGAGCCGCAGGTGCAGGAGCAGCCGCAGCTGGTGGTGGACTATTAGCAGCCGGCGGATTAGCCGCAGGTGGTTTAGCAGTTGGATATCTAGGAAACAAAGCGGCAGACAAACTAAAAGAATCTGGTCATGAAAAAGCAGGCGCTGGGGTATCAGTAGGTTCTGATGCAACTGCCGGTGCATTAACGGGTGCGGCTATTGGTAGTATTGTACCAGGGGTAGGTACAGCAATTGGCGCAGGCGTGGGCGGTATAATTGGCGCTGGATATGGTTTATATAAGAATTGGGACACTATTGGTGGTAAAGATGACAAAGGTCCTAAAGAAAAAGATATCCAAGATAAAACTAAAGAAGTAGATAGTACTAAAGCACTAGCAAAACAGTTAACTGAATTCCAACAGATTGACCTAAATAAAGAAAAGATACAAAATAACTCAGATTCTATTGTTGCTTTCAGTAAAGCAATGGGAGAAGCATCAGCCGCAAATCCAGGTGTATTAAGTGGAATTTCAGATTCACTTACAGGTTTCTTTGGTGGAACAAAATTCCCATATACTGAATTTGAAAAATTCTCTAATTTAAATGTCAAAGATCCTAAACGTGTTAAAGACCTTTCTGATGCGTTTGTTGCGTTTAGTACAGCAATGTCGCATTATAAAGGTGGACCAAATGCAGGAACACTATCAAGTATCATATCAAGTTCTGCCTACAAATTCTTTAAAGAAGATCCGCCTACGAAAAAGTTTGAAGAATTTGGCAAACTAGACATTAATCCTGAAAAAACAACAAAAAATTCACAAGCATTTGTTAATTTTGCAAATGCTATGGGAAGTTACAAAGGTGGACCAGGAGCATTTACTGCACTTAGTTCATTAGTTGGTGCAGGTTTAACTAAACTGTTTGGTGGTGACGGACCTGTTGCGGCATTTGAAAAATTTGCTAAAATGGATTTTGGTACTAAAGCAGAATCAAATTCAGACGCATTCTACAAATATGCTCAATCAATGGGAATCTTATCAAGTTCTGGCAGTGGCGGTGGAGGCGGCGGCGGAGCCGCTGGTGCTGCCGGAGGCGGTGG